ATCCGAAGTCTACAAATCTATGGAATATCCTTGGTTTGCTATCCCTTGGGTTCCCGCTGCGGAAGACTACATTGGTGAAGATGTATGGTTTTGCCGTAGAGCCGCCCAGAATGGGCATAAAACTTATGTGGATCAAGATCTTTCAAAGCAGATCTTTCACATTGGTACATTTGAGTACAAACATGAGCATACACTAGCGTGTAGGGATGTAGAAAATGGCAATTGATACTTTTGCAGGGCTTAAAGCAACAATAGCAGATTATCTTAATCGGGATGACCTGACTTCTGTTATTCCTAGCTTTATTACTGTTGCAGAAGCTAAATTCAATCGTAAATTGCGTGTTCGTCAAATGATAAAAAGGGCTAATGCTACTTTAGACACTCAATATTTTGCCTTTCCTGCTGATTTTCTACAGGCTAAAGAGTTCCAACTGAATACAAATCCAATTACTTACCTACAGTATGTAACGCAGAATCAAGGCGACTATGGATCTGCAAATAATTATGTAGCTGCTGGTAAACCGCAGTTTTATACAATTATTGGTACTCAGATACAAGTTATTCCAACGCCTGATACTGGTTATACAGGCGAGTTAACTTACTATGGTAAGATTCCAATATTGAGTGATTCAAACACAAGCAACTGGCTTCTTGCTTACGCCCCAGACTTGTACTTATATGGTGCATTGCTTGAAGCATCTCCATATTTGAAAGACGATGAACGTCTTGCTGTATGGAGTACGCTGTACACAAACTCCATTGGCGACATAGAAATAGCAGATCAAAGGGCTTCTGTTGCTTCTACACCTATTGTTCGTGCCCGATCTTTAGGATAAAAAATGTCATCTTTTACAGACTACACAGAAAATCTTGCACTAACATACTTGTTCACAACAGGTTCTGCTACTCGCCCTACCGCATGGTATGTAGGATTATTTACTGCTGCACCTAGTGATACTGGTGGTGGTACAGAAGTATCTGGTAGTGGTTATGCCCGTGTATCTGCGGGAACAATCTCTGGTAGCGGTACTGCAACAACTTTTACGAACGCTGCCGCAATCGAGTTTGCCGCTGCCTCTGGTGGAAATTGGGGAAGTGTTGGTTGGGCAGGGATATTTACCGCATCAACTGGTGGAACTTTGCTTGCTTGGGCTCCATTAACAACTGCAAAAACAATTAATGATGGCGATATTTTCCGCATTCCTGCTAGTAGCTTGTCTATCACATTGAGCTAACATGGCTGCTTACGGGCGTGGTGATTATGGTGGGGGTGCATACTCCTTTGGAGCGTACTTAGGTGCGCTTGCTATTGTCTCTGCGTCTACTGTAGTTGTTGCTGGTCAGAAGCTAACAGATGCTCAGTTTGAGATAAGCTCAACTAGCACAGTATCTATAGGTGCAGAAAAGATTGCAGGTGCAGGTGTTGCAATAGTTGACACATCTGTAATAACAGTAGCAGGTGGAATAGATGCAGTTGGTAATGTAAATATTGTTGCAACAAGTGTTTTAAACATTCAATATAATCGTATACAGCATTTTGCAGCAGTAATTATTGATACTTCTAGTGTTGTTATTAACGCTAGAAAGAAATGGGAAACTGAAGCAGATACATCTGAAACTTGGACTCCAATTGAAGATGTTTCAGAGTCTTGGACAACAGTTTAAATAAGTCTTTTAGGGGTAAAACATGGCAGATACAACCACCACAAATCTAGGTTTAACAAAACCAGAAGTTGGCGCATCAACAGATTCATGGGGTACTAAGATCAATACTGATCTAGACTCTATTGATGGGTTGTTTGATACTGGTCCAGTTCTTAAAGTTACCAAGGGTGGTACTGGATCTGCTACTGCGCCATTAGCACTTGCTAACTTAACAGGCTACACCACAACGGCAACAGCCGCAGGTACAACCACCTTTACAGCCTCAAGTACACACACGCAATTTTTTACTGGTACAACAACACAAACTATTGTTTTACCTGTGACAAGCACTTTAGTTTTAGGCTTGAGTTATTCAATTGAGAATAATTCAACAGGTAATTTAACAGTTAATTCAAGTGGTTCTAATTTGGTTGGAACTGTATTGCCAGGCACTACTGCGCTTTGTACTTGCATTTTAACAAGTGGCACAACCGCTGCAAGTTGGGATTTTGATTTTATTGGGTTTACAACCAATACAGGAACTGGCTCTAATGTTTTAGCAACAAGCCCAACACTTGTAACTCCAATATTAGGAACCCCCACATCGGCAACCTTGACCAACGCAACGGGCCTGCCATTGTCTACTGGCGTGACAGGTACTTTACCTATTGTCAATGGTGGTACTGGAACTTCATCAACAACTTTTGTTAATTTAGCTACTAACGTAACAGGAAACTTACCAGTTACAAATTTAAACTCAGGAACATCAGCTACTTCCTCAACATTTTGGCGTGGTGATGGTACTTGGGCTGCTGCTAGTCCTTCTGCCGCTGAACCTTACAATCTAGGTACTGTATATGGAAAGATGAGTGCTGGCTCTAGTCCTTTCTTGACTGCGATTGGGTATGGAGCTGGCGATGTATGTACTGGCTCTAACAATAGTTTTTTTGGGAATCAGGCTGGCGTAACTGTTAGCACTGGAGGGTTTAATTCGGCTTTTGGGCGTTTGGCCCTTAACACAAACGATACGGGCAACAATAATTCAGCTTTTGGGATGAGCGCTCTTAGGTATTGCACCACTTCTGGCAGTAATACCGCAATTGGGCGAAATGCTCAAGAAAACACTACTACAGGTAAACAAAATACAGCAGTAGGCGCTTTTGCGCTGAATGACAATACTACTGGAGGAAATAACACGGGTATTGGTTATTACGCATTGCTTAGTTGTTCAACTGGAGCAGGAAATATATCATTAAACCCGATGACTGCCGCTGATGTTAATGCGCCTGCTTTTAATATAACAACGCAGAACAACAGAATTTCGATGGGGCATACGGATGTAACTAATGCGTATATTCAAGTTGCATGGACTGTGTTATCTGATGCTAGAGACAAAACAAACTTTGCTCCAGTACCACATGGTTTAGATTTTGTTAAGCAATTGAATCCAGTTCAGTATCAGTTCAAAGCATCTCGTGAATCTACTGAGACAAATGGTCCTGTTCGGTATGGTTTTAAAGCACAAGACATTTTGGCTTTAGAAGGAAGTAACTCCGTCATCATTGATGCCGAAGATAGCGAAAAACTTAGATATAACGGGGAATCACTTGTGCCTATTTTGGTCAAAGCATTGCAAGAATTAAACGCAAAGTTTGATGCTTATGTTGCATCACACCCATAAAAGGAAACTGAAATGACTATTGAAACAATAACACCCGAAGAAATTGCCAAGCACTACTCTTCCGCAATGGATAGCGTCAATTTAATCAATGCTGGCAAGCCATCAATGATGAGTGATGCTAGTTGGGCTGACTGCCTATTACGAAATAAACAGCATTTAAAAATCATGCTTGCCAAAGACTTTTGGACAACAGAAGACCTTGCGCCATTGCAAGTTGCTTCTGCATAAAAATCATGGAAGAAGTCACCCACGAACAAATCTACGAAAGACTGCTTGCAGTCGAAACTAAAGTAGATGCCATTGAAAAGAACACAAGTGGTCTTGTAGAGGCTATACACGCCTTAGATGGGGCTTTTAAAGTCTTGGGTTGGGTTGCTTCTGCTGCTAAACCTATTCTGTGGGTGGGTGCGCTGATTATGGCTGCTGGTGCTGTTTGGCAGACATGGCTTAAAAAGTAATGGCTAATGTTAAACAACAATTAGATATTCCTGCTATACCTTCTTTAGGTACATCAGGAATTGTCTATTCTCAGAGTCTCCAGAATCAAAATAATGGACTTTTGAGGTTGTTTTTTACTAAGTTAGTTAATGCAATACAGTCTGTTATTGGCCCAAGGGGTGGTAAGTACCTGAATAACCCTTATGGTGCTTTTCAAGATGGCACAGATCAGATTGCTGCTAATACAACTACTGCCTATCCTATAACTTTTGATACAACTGATTTCGCAAATGGAGTCACTTTATCAAATAGTTCAAGACTTAATGTTACAGATTCAGGAATTTATAACATTCAGTTTTCTCTCCAATTAGTAAATACAACTAATGGCTCTCAAGATATAGACATTTGGTTTAGAAAAAATGGCACAAACATAGACAAATCTAACAGTAGATATGGGTTAGCTCCAAGAAAAGCCGCAGGAGATCCATTTCATACTATTTGTGCTTTAAATTTCTTTGTTGATTTAAATGCAAATGATTATGTTCAAATTGTCTGGAGAACAAGTGATGTTGGGGCATATATTGAACATTACGTTGCCAGTTCAACACCAACTAGGCCATCAATTCCATCTGTAATTGCTACAATTAGCTTTGTCTCCAACCTACCTAGGGAATAGAATACAGATATGGCTTACATTCCACTACAAATTCCTCCAGGCGTATACAAAAACGGGACTGAATATCAGTCTAAAGGTCGTTGGAACGGCTCAAATTTGGTACGTTGGTACGAAAACACTATCCGTCCAGTAGGTGGATGGAGGAAACGTGCTACATCTCAGTTAACAGGAAAGGCTCGTGGCCTGATTAACTGGAGAGATAATACAAATGCACGACTTATCGGAATTGGTACACATTCTAAGTTATATGCAATGAATGAGGGCGGTGCTTTATTTGACATAACTCCCGCTACATTTACTGTTGGTGATGCAGATGCAATATTAAAAATTGGATATGGTTATGGTGCTTATGGTAGTGATGCTTATGGTATTGCTAAACCAGATTTAGGCCAAACTATTCCTGCTACCACTTGGAGTTTGGATACTTGGGGTGAATATTTAGTTGCTTGCTCATCCAAGGATGGTAAGTTGCTTGAATGGCAGTTAAATACTGCTAATGATGCGGTTGCAATTACAAATGCTCCAACTAGCTGTACTGGTTTAATTACTACTCAAGAACGATTCTTATTTGCATTGGGTGCGGGTGGCAATCCTCGTAAAGTGCAATGGTGTGACCAAGAAAACAATACTGTATGGACTCCTGCCGCCACCAACCAAGCTGGTGACTTTGAGTTAACCACTATTGGCTCTTTGCAATGCGCTAAACGGGTTCGTGGCGCTACTATTTTGTTTACTGATGTGGATGTACATACTGCTACTTACATTGGTCCTCCATTCATTTATAGCTTTGAGCGTGTTGGTACTGGTTGTGGTGTTATTTCTAAGCAATCAGTAGCCACGACTGATAATGCTTGTATTTGGATGTCAACATCAGGTTTTTGGGTATACGATGGTTTTGTTAAGCCATTGAATTCAGATGTATCTGATTACGTGTTCGGCAACATGAACATGACTCAATCATCTAAAGTTTATTGCGTACATAATTCAAAATTTGGTGAAATTTGGTGGTTTTACCCAAGTTCTGCATCCAATGAAATAGACTCCTATGTTTCTTACAACTATCGTGAGAATCATTGGGCTATTGGTACGTTAGCACGTACGTGTGGCACAGATCGTGGCATCTTCTCAAACCCTATTATGGTTTCAACAGATGGATACGTCTATGAGCATGAAGTAGGCTTTAACTATGATTCTCAGACATTGTTTGCTGAGTCAGGACCAGTAGAGCTAGGTAATGGGGACAGAACCATGAGTTTGACAGGATTAGTTCCTGATGAAAAGACTGCGGGTGATGTTCAGGTTCGGTTTAGCACCAAGTTTTACCCAAATTCAACAGAATACAACTATGGCCCATATTCAATGGCAAGCCCTACTTCAGTACGCATAAGCGGAAGACAAGTAGCAGCCAAGATTGAAGGTGTTAAGTTAACTGATTGGCGAGTAGGTACTATTAGATTTGATGGGAAGCTTGGCAGTATTAGATGATAGATTGCAGTAGGTTTACTGAAGATGGAAAGCCAAAATGGTGGGTTCCTTACTTTCAGGAAAGTGAGCAATTATTATTAAATGCGCTAGAATATGGTAACGGAACGCATAGTCTTGAGGATGTCGCAATGGCCCTCGATAAAGATGAAATGCAATTATGGCCTGGTATTAATACTGCCATCGTTACTGAAATAATTACCCATCCCAAGAAAAAATCAATCCATATATTCTTAGCTGCAGGAGATATGGACGAAGTTATAAGAATTCTTCCATTTGTTGAAAAACACGGCAAATTGGAAGGATGTACACACATGACCATGACAGGCCGTAAAGGATGGGAAAAGGTTATGAGTAAGATTTACAAGGTTGAACCAAGAATTTTCTTGAGTACGGAGATATAAGATGAGTTTATCAAGTTCCAAACAATCATCACAGTCGCAATTAGACCCCGCATTTAGAGATGCGTATTTGGCTAATTTAGAGACTGCTAAAGGCGTTTCTGCTGGTCTAGCTCCTAGAGAGTTTGCGGGGTTTACTCCTGACCAACAGGCATCTTTTGATATTTCCCGCCAGTTTGCTGACCCTAATAGTCGGCAAATGCAACAACTTGGTACTGCTGGTACTTTGGCTACTAGCGCAGGTTTATATCGTCCACAACAAGTAACTTCTCGTGACGTACAGGCGGCTTTGGCTGAATCAGCTCAATTAGGGCGTGGAACTGTTCGTGATGTTAATGCAGAGCGTATTGCTGCAGAGCGTATTGCTGCTGCACAAGCGCAAAGAAGTGGCGCTAGGGATGTGGGCATTGATGGTGTAACTGGCGCTCAAGTGGCTTCTGAGGCTTTGGGTCAAATAGCACCTGAAGCAAGAGCAAATATTCGTGATGTTAATGCTGCATCGTTCTTAAATCAGAATATTCAGCAGTATATGAATCCATATACTCAAGCTGTTACTGAACAAGGTTTAACAGAATTAGAGCGTTCACGACAGTTACAACAACAACAAACTGCGGCTCAAGCTACTGCGGCTAGGGCTTTTGGTGGATCTCGCCAAGGTGTTGCTGAAGCAGAAACAAATCGTGCATTTGGCGAAACTGCACAGAAGTTTATTGCTCAACAGAATGCTCAAGCTTACGAACAGGCACAACGTGCTTCTGAGGCAGATCTTGCCCGTCTAATGCAAGCACAGCAACTTAACCAAGCCCAAGATTTGGCAACAACTCAGCAATCTTTGCAATTGGCAGGTCAGTTTGGTTTGGCTAATCAAGATGCGGCTTTACGTGCGGCTTTGGCTAACCAAGGTGTTGATGTTCAGTATGGCTTATCAAATGCCCAACTTCAACAACAAGCGGCATTGGCAAATCAATCAACTGGATTGACTGCATCACAAGCTAATCAAGATGCCATGTTAAGGGCTGCTTTAGCAAATCAAGGTTATGACTTTAATGTTGGTCAGCTTAATACGCAAAATCAACAACAAGTTAATCTTGCTAATCAAGCATCTAGGAACCAAGTTGGATTGGCTAATGCTCAGAATTTCTTACAAGCTAACCTAGCCAATCAAAGCGCAGGATTACAAGCTAATCAGCAGCGTATTGGCTCTAGTGGATTGCTTGCTAATATTGCTGGTCAAGGCCAACAAATGGGTTTTGCAGGTGCAAATCAACTTGCAAACCAAGGTGCTGTACAACAACAGTTTTCTCAAGCTCAGTTGGATGCAATCCGCAATCTGCCATTGGAGCAACAACAGATTCTCAATCAAGCGTTGGGTATCAATGTTGGTGGTGGCTCTGGTATGCAAAGCTCGTCAAGTGGCTCAAGCTTTGGTGCAAGCGTAATCAAGTAAGGAATTATCATGGAATTTCTATTACCAAAAGAGCAATTAAAAGGCTTGTCTCCTGAAGAGCAAAAAGCCGTAAAGGATGATGCTCTTAATCAGTTCCTTTTGGGTAGCATCTTTGGTGGTGGTGGCATTGCTACTGGCTACCAAGCTGTGCAAAACATAATTCCAAACTTGCAAAAGACAAAGCAACAGCAAGGTTTATTGTCTGAGCTAGGTGCAATTAATAAGGAGTTTTTCCCAACTCCAGAACAAGAGCAATCCCAAGCACTTAATGCTAATCTTGGTAGACCAAGAACTGCCTCAAGCCCGTATTCTTTGGGTACATCATTAGGTTTGCCACAAGATAGGGTTCAGCCTCAAGCTCTTCAGGGTGAAGCCCCTAATTATGCTGATTTGCAAACTAGGTTAGCTAGATTGGCCTTAAACCCCAATGCGGCTCCAATGATCCCAGCTTTGCAAGCTTCTTTTGGTGCATTTAAGCCAACTGTTACTGATGGTGTAGTTACTGATATTAGAAACAGACCAACTGCTGTTATTCCTCGTATGGACACTAAAACTGGTTTGCAGTTTGGTGGAAACGTACAAGGTGGTAATGTAAACTTTAATGCGACTGATATAGCTGGTTTTGCAGATGCGTCTGCAAGAAATCAACTTCCTCCATTAACTGCTGGAACTAGATTTACATTTGATGAGTTTGGTCGCAGAACTGGTATTACTAGTGATGTTGGCGCTGTTGCATCAACAGAAGCACTTGAAGGCGCTAAAGCAAGAGGCCAAGCAGCAGGTCAAGTTGAGCGAGTTGTTGGTGCAGATGGAACAGAATATTTTGTCCCTAGATCTGCCTTGCTTACTCAGCGTCCAACAGCAGGTCAAGTTGGAGCGCCAACTGGTGGTGTAACTGCCACAGGCGCAGTAGCTAAAGCTTCTCCAGCGCAACAAACACTAGATGCCGCAACCAATGCTCGATTCTTAGACTTCTCTAAGAGCAGCTTAGAGTCTGCAAATAGTGCTAGTGGACGTAAGATTGCTGCTGAACAACTTTATGACCTTGCAACACAAGTTAACAACAATAAATTAACTGGCTTGCAAGCAGGTGTTTATGGATACATGAATGCAATTCCAGGAGTTGGAAAGTTATTTGAGCAGGATATTACTGATGTAACCCGCATGACTCAGATGATTAAAACAGCACAGTTAGAAAAGACTGCAATGCAAAAAGGTGCTGCCAGTAACTTAGACGCTACAACCATTGAGAAGAGCTACGCATCTATAACAGATCCTGCTTCTTCAACACGAATGGCTGCCGCATTTGAGGTTGCGCTTGCTGATAAAGACGTTGCTAAGAATCAGTTTGTTGAAGCCTATAGAGGTGATCCTGGCAAGATAAATACAGCATGGCAAAGTTCTCCTGAAAATAAACCAGTTTTTAGTCATCCAAAATTCAACCAGTTCCTTACTGAGCAAGTTAATTCTTGGAATCAAGCTGGCGCTCAAGGAAAGCCTGTGCTTCCCGCAGGATTTACATTCGGTACTGGTAAAAAATCAGGTGAGTTTTTAATTAAACGTCCTGATGGCTCAATCTATCGTATAGGTCAATAATGGCGACTAAAGACGAAATCTTTGCTTTTGCTGCTCAAGAAGCAGAGCGCCAAGGTGTTCCTCTTTCGTTAGTGCAGGGCGTTGTTGATACAGAGTCTGGTGGTGCTTTCAATGCCATTGGACCCAAGACTAAAACTGGTGATCGTGCCTATGGTCCTATGCAGTTGATGGCCACTACTGCCAAAGATCTTGGTGTTAACAGGATGGAATGGAAAGATAACATCCGAGGTGGTGTTAAATATCTAAGCCAGTTATCACAAAGATACGATAACCCTGATTTAGTTCTTGCTGCATATAACGCAGGGTTGGGTAATGTAGATAAGTATGGTGGCATTCCTCCATTTAAAGAAACGCAAAACTATGTTCAAAAGGTTAAAAACTTTATGGCTAAATCTACAACTGATGATGAGTTTGTTCCTTTCGGACAAGGTACAGCAACTCAAGCGCCTACTCAAACTGTAGGTGCTGACGACTTTGTGCCATTTACTGGTTCACAAACACAAGTTAAACAACAAGTACAACAAACACAAGTCGCACCTAGTCCTACTGACTTCATGCAGAGTGTTAGGCAACAAGCATTCCAACCTAAGACTCAGTTTCAGCAAGATGTTGCCGCAAGCTTTAACCCATTAGATGTATTGCGTGGCAAAACTACTACTGGACAGTTAATCTCTGGTACTGCTAATTTAATGTCTCAAGGCATTAAAGGTGGTTTGAGTGCGCTTGGCCTTTCTGATGAATACCTTGGCATTGATCGCACTAAACAACAACCTGTTGCCACACCGACTCCATCTATAAGCGACATTCTAAAAGGCACTTATAAGGTGGCTACAGAGCGTCCAGGACTGCTTGTTGGTGGTATGGGTACTGGTTTGCTTGACCCTACTAATTTGTTGTTGCCTGGTGCTTTACAAAAATCCATTGTTGCGGGAACACCTACTGCTCTTACACAAATGGCTCCAAGAACTGCTGCTTTATCTCAGAATGTTTTAACTGGATCGACTACTGCGGGAATTACATCTGCTGCTGCACAAGCGGCAAATACTGGAACTATAAATCCTTTGCAACTAGCAAATGAAACTGTTGCTGGTGCAATAATGACATTGCCAACTGCTACTGTTAGTGCAGTAACTACACCAAGAGCGCCAGCAGTTTTAGATCGTAAACAACAGATTGCACAAGCCGCTATTAACCAAGGTGCAGTATTGCCACCAACACAAGTAAATCCAACAATATTAAACAGATTGCTTGAGGGATATGCTGGCAAGGAGCAAACAAAACAACTTGCTTCAATTAAAAATCAAAATTTGGTTAATGAACAAGCTCGTAAAGCTTTAAATCTTGCGCCTGATACTGAAATTACACCAGTAACTTTGCAACAATTTAGAGATCAAAAAGGCTTGGCGTACGATGCTTTGAGAGCAAATCCAACATATTACTCAGATAAGTCTTTTTTTGCAGAACTTAATAAAGAGACAGCTAGACTTCAAAGCATGAAGACTTTGGATGTAGCAGCAGAATTAAATTTATTAAACAATTTAAAGGTAATGAATTTTACTGGAGATGAGTTAGTTGAATCAATAAAGAGACTTAGAGACAGTTCAAAAACAAACTTATCGCCACTTGCGAGTGCAGTAAATAAAGATCTTGGAAAAGCACAAAAGTTTGCCGCACAGCAATTAGAAGCACTTGCAGAGCGTAATCTAACAAACTTTAACCAACCTGATGTAATGAAAAACTTTAAGCAAGCCCGTCAGGATATTGCTAAAAGTTATACGATTGAAAAAGCATTAAATGCTGCTTCTGGAGATGTATCCGCTGCTAATTTAGGAACTCTTGCTAAACAAGGGAAGATTATTCCTGCTGAACTTCAAACTTTAGCAAATGCTGCTGCGACTTATCAAAATGCTTTCCAAAATGTTTCTAGGATTGGTAGTGTTCCTGGTATTAGTCCAGTAGATGTAATACCCGCAACTACTGCTGCTATTGCAACAGGTAATCCAAGCTTTTTAGCAACGATTGCAGGACGACCTCTTGTTCGTGAGGCTATTACTAGCCCAAGGTTTCAGCGCAATATGTTGCCAAGTACGCAAGCACAAGCCCCAGGTCTGTTAAACAGAATTACATCTGATCCCATGACTAATTATGGATTAGGTCAGATACCTCAGTTTGACGCTGATCGTTTCTTGCTTCCTAGATAAAATGAAAGACTGGCTGCTTGCAACAATTGCGGCAGTCGGTATGGTTGCCCTTATCGTTTGGTCATTCTCAGTAATTATCTGGGCATGGACTTAATTAGTTTTTTACTGGCTGTATCTATTGAATACAGATGTACCAAGTGGATCTGGGTTGGGGATGTCTACAACCGAAAAGTCTACTGTATTGAATGGAAGAAGGTAGAAAAGAAATGATTCCTATAGATCCAATGACAGCTTTAGCGGGTATTCAATCCGCTATCAGCATGGTCAAGAAGGCGGCAGGTGTTGCTCAAGACCTAGGCTCACTTGCGCCTATGATTGGTAAGTTATTTGATGCAAAAAGTGTAGCTACAAAAGCCATGCTTCAAGCCAAGCAGTCTGGCAAAGGTTCCAATATGGGAACTGCTTTACAGATTGAGATGGCTTTAGAACAGGCTAGAGCATTTGAAGAAGAGTTAAAGATGCTCTTCATGCAAACAGGAAAGATTGATGTCTGGCAGAAGATTAAAGCCCGTCAAGCAGAGATGGACTTGGCAGATGCCAAAGAGATTAGTGCATTGAAGAAGGCAGAGAAAGAAGCCAAGCAGAAAGAGCAAGAACAACTAGAGATTGGTTTGGCAATAGGTGGAATCTGCTTTGTTTTGTTTCTAGTCTTTATTGGGGTGAATGAGCTGATGACATTCTGTGAAGCAACAAGAAGGTGCGGTCGGTGAATGAGTATCAGAAAACCTTTGACTTGTGCTTAAAAATCTTCGTTTACGGGATGGTGGCATTGTATTTCTTGGGTTTTCTGAAGTTCTTACCTGATGATCTGTCAGACAGAATTGTCAATCTCCTACTTGGAAGGATTGGTTTAGGTAAATGAAATATGTATTACTTGTATTACTTGTATTTTTAGTTGGATGCGAAGAGAAATATCGCTATTTTTGCCAAAACCCAGACAATTTCCATGCTGAACAATGTCAGAAACCTAGATGCCAATTCACTCAGACTTGTCCTG